TAAACCATCTTTTTGTCTTTAGTCCAATAATATACCAAGTTATATTAGATCGTTTACAACTTATAACATCTGCCTCACTAGGATGTTCTGTACCAATCGGATGAGAATGTATGACAGCATGGATTCTTCCATATCTATCCTCCGTATCAGCCCAATCCAAAGGATCTAATAAGAACTGCAAATCATTATGTAAAGCTAAATTTTTACAGGGGATATATTTATCTTTATTCAAATAATTGACAAGGAGTCCACATGATTCTCTAGGAGCTTCCTGTTCTGCATGAACAAGAGCATCTTCTTGCCATGTCATTGATTAACAAAAGTACCTATGCGTGGGAATAAATCCCTAGTAGCAACTCTTTTAGGTAAACGTAAATTAATAAGATCGAGTTCAGATGCAAGTTCAAACTGTACAATCTCTCTATTTTCAACTGCTTTTCTATCTATAAAATATATTTCCTGCGGTAATTCCTGTGTTGGATCAGGTGTACCAAAAGGATTTGTACCGCCTGTAAAATTTGCAGCATCTAAATATCTTGCAAGAGTTCTTATTCTTACAAATTTTGCACCATTAAGATCATTGTTGGCAGTGACAGCATTAACAGTTGCAAACAGAGCAGTAATAGTTCCTAAAATATTACTGATTGTAAAGGTAGGACGAGGAATGGATCTAGACGCTCCATCAAATTCAAAACCCGTTGCCTGACAAGGAAACTTTTGATATGTATTACCTTGCCAAATAATATCTGTATTATTAAGATCATTTGTACCTGCATGAAACCTCTGCACATCTGTAGATCCATGTAATGTACTATCTAAGGTCAAGGTAAAAAGTTCAATAATAGAACTTGGATTAATTTTCTGTAATTCTGATACTGGTATTGGCATTAGGGTTCAAATACCTCTCTAAATGTAGCCTGTACTCTTGCACGATTTAGATATGGTATTGATTTATTCCATGATTCGCATACAAATTGAGAAGAACTAGATTCTCCTGGTGGTGTAAAGGTAAAGCTGGCACTATCAACTGCTCTAGCATCTAAGAAAGTTTCAATGGTATCTGCATCTGTCTCTGACACCTCAAAAGTTAAATTAAATATTTTAGGGTTTTGATTCAGGCCAAAGAGTAATCTATGTTCATAACCATCACCAAGTTTTACTGTTTTAGTATTTGGTTTTGATCTTTTTTGAACTCCGTAGGTTGGGGTAATCGAGGGAAAGGTAGCCATTATGCAAGTAAACCTCCAGGACGTTTTTGTTTAATTAATTCAGATTGTATAGCAGTAGCTATAGCAGAGCCAAACTGATTAGCTTGTTCTTCATCACCTTCAACAGACGATCCAGAAGCATCTACATTTATTACTATATTTGTAGATCCTCCCATTGCGTTATTTGGAACAATAGTACCTGCTCTATCTGGTACGAATAGCTCTGGCCCACGTTCTCCTACTATCGAAGCTCTTCCTACTGGTGGTCTGCCACCATCTGCAAACGTAGGAAATCCTTTAACGCTTCCTACAAATTGACTTGCTGTACCAACCGATGTACTTCCAAAATTTTTAAAAGAACTACCAGAACTAAAAGCACTTCCAAACGCATTACCTAAAATTCCTAATAAACCCCTTTGAAGTTGATTTGCCATCATTTTTGCAGCAGTATTAATAAAATGATTAGCGATAGAATTAAGCATATTTCTAAACGCATCTTTTACGCTCATCGTTCCGTTTATTATTCCAGTAAATGATTGTTCAAATGAACTTGATATTGCCTGAGATAACGCAACAATTTGAGATCCACGATCCATCAATACCTTCATCTGCTGGTCTAATTGAATAGTCTGGGCTTTTATAGGATCGGCAAGAGTCTGTGCATTTTCAAATATTTGTTGCTGTAAAGCAACTTCAGCTTTTAGTTTTTCAATCTTAAAATCAAGACTATCATTTGTTTGTTTTGTTGCTTCCTTCTTCAATATCTCTAACTCTGCTATTTTCGAGTCAAGTTTGTTTTTCTCTTTTGTCGTTCCTAATATTTTTGAATTTACTGTAAATCTCTGCTTTTCTATTTCTAACGCTTGTCTTAAAGGTAGTATTTCACGAGCAGCCCTAGCTTCATTAGCCATAGCTTCAACATTCTGTAAGCTCGAAGGTAAATTGTTTCCTACTCCAGAGCCTCTGCTTTTTTCTATTCTTAATTTCTTTTGAGGTAGAGATTCCTTAAAAGGACTCAATGCTCCACCTGGGTTTAAGAAACCAAATCCTCTACCCATGAAAAACTTCGCTATTCCTTCTAAAGGAAGCTTATTAAGCAAGGTAATTGCTGGACCAAGAACATCTGACACTATAAATCCAATTTTTAAACCTAAATCAGCCATTCCTTTGTTAAATTCTTCCAATTCTTTTGTTGCTGCTTTTACTTCTTCAGGGGTTTTACCCGTTCTTTCTGCAAACTCTTCAATAAGAATTGAGGCAGCAGTAGATGTCATTCCTAATTTTTCTAGCTTTGCAATTAAGTCGCCTGTCGGAGTATTGTTTAAAGATAATTTTTCGGTCAATAGTTGTAAATTTTCTGTTGGTTTGCGTAAAGCATTTCCTAGTTCTCTTACAGAATTAAGCGTGTTAGAAATAGACTGAACTGCTGCTGTAGCTGCGATACCACCTGCAAATCCACCCATTTGGCCAAACATTCCACCGACACCACCACCAACTGCTCCTGCTGCTGCTGTAATTGGTCCCTGACCAAATAACAGAGGAAAACCACCACTTATCAACGCACTTTGAGCATCAAAACCTCTAGTAGCTCCAATTCGCTGCATAAAGTTGGGAGTCGATAATGCTCTACTAAAACCGCCTACTTGACCAGCACTTCTAACTCTTTGCTCCAGCATTTCTGAACTAGGGAGAGCCAACATTCTCCCACCTGGACCTCTAGTTTGCAGTGCTTCTTCAAATTCAAATCTTCCTGCTAATCTTCCAGCAGAACTTCCCAAATTTCTGAGTTTGACTATTTGACCTAGAGTTTTTGTTCTTTCTCGTAACTGTTTATTTACAGTATCTTCTACTTTTACTGTTTTGACTGTTGCCTTATTTATGTCATTTTGGGCTTTAAATCTTATTTGTGCTTTCTTTATGTCTTTGTCCGCTAAAAGTAGAGAATTTTTAGCTAGATCAAATTCAAATTTTTCTGCATCAGCAGTAGCTTGTTGTAGTTTTAAAGCAACTTCATCAAGTTTAACGCCTTTTAACTGAAGGGGAAGAGCTTTAAGTGATAGCCCTAAAGCTCTATTTTTAAGTGCAAGGGAAGTATTTTCCAGTTTTAACTGTTTTTCTGCATCCGATAAAGCTGCTTTAGATCCTTTTGCTTGTTTTTTACCGAGATTATTTATTCCATCGCCTATTGTTTTTAAGTCTTTCTTAACTTGAGCAGTATTTAGTTTTATATTTACGCTATATTCGGATGCCACTGATTTTTGCAGAATACACGGATATTAAAAGTTTAGCGTACTTTACGAACTTGGGCTTGTCTTTTTGCTTTTTCCATAGCCTCTTCTTCCCGTTCACCTTTTAACTCGAAGTAAGCAGCCCAAGCATATAGTTCTTCCATAGACATTTTTTCTCTTATTTC